CGTGGGTCATTTTGTGGTGTTTTTACACGTTTTGGCGCTCCGGACATCTCTTTGGGCGCTTTTTTAGGACCTTTTGCTGCTTTGGTTTGCATTTTTTGCTCCTTGTTGGGCATTTCGTATAGCATCTTGTGAATTCTTCTGTGCAGCAACCTGTTGTTGCAGGGCTAAACGTGCAGAATCAAACTGAACATCGTTTTGTTCCTTCATTTGATCAAGGCCAATGCGCTGCTGATCCATTTGAATCTTGGCTTGGTCGCTTTGAGCGTTTTGAGCCAACTCTTTTTCCTTCAACTTGACCAATGGATCATCTTGTGGAGGACCCTGCAGCTTTGTTTGCAATTCTTTGACCTCTTGGAAGCCTTGTGCAACTTGCATTGCAATCATTGCTTCGCGTTGTAAAGAAGAGACAAGTTGCTCAGGATCAGTGCCGTATTGACGGAACAACTCAGCTTCCACCTCTTCTTCCGCCTTCAAGCGGATGTGATCAAACAGGTGTTTCTGCAAAGTCACCGCCACGTTAGGCATGCCCTGCATCATTGGGCTCAAACCAAACAAGATGTGCGTCATGATGTGCGCATCGTGCTGCTGGCCAGCAAAAGCTTTTAGTGGTGAGCCGTCCAGAGCCTGTGCGTTCTCGCTTGCAGGATCCTTTGGCTTGTCCACTTGCTGTGTGTTCAAAATCGTATCAATATCACGCACACCAATGGCTTCATACATGCGGCGATAGGCCTCATACATGTTGTGCATCTGCGGTGCGCTCTGCGCCAGTTGCAACTGTGTTTGCGCCATCGTGATACGCTGGGCAACAGAGAAGATGTTGGGGTCAGAGACAGGCAAGACATCGATGCGGTCATCAAAGTCACGTGCTTTGATCCTGCGGCTCTCACCGGGCACATCGTATGGGTAGTCAGCAGGCAAGTAGTCTGCAAAACCCTTGGCCAACAACTGAAACTCCATGCGCTGGCTGTAATGCAAACGCTTGTGAATTGCAGACATCACCGCACTGCCTTTTTCAAGCAATGCAATCGTCGTACCCACAGCAGCATTCTGGTTGCTGTCCCCAACTTGCATATCCGTAATGCTTGCCAAACGGCGACCAGCATCTACGCAGAAACCAAGCAGCGCAAACAAGGTCTGGCTTGGTTCTTTGTACGGTAGGGGCAACAGTGATGCAGACAACTCCGCACCGCCCGCATCCATATCCCTGAACTCACCGGGCGACAGCGGTGTATCGTCGTTCGCGATGCGCGCGCCCTTGGCTTTAAAGCCTGCAGGCAAGTTAGCAAGCGTTCCAGCATCCACCAATTGCTGCAAAGCAGATGTCGCTGTCTTCGTCAAACCACCAACCAAGTGCAAGAAGCCCAAGCCATAAGCGCCGGGGCCCTGCACAAGCAGATAGTGCACGTAATACTGCTTGCGGGCAAACAAAGGATCGCCCTCTTTCCAGTTGCGACGCACACCCACAACAGATTGAGAGATCTCATCAATCGTTACGATGTATGGCAGCTTAATTCCTGTCTCTTCGCCGTCTTCATCCTTGTGCTCAAAGCCGCGGATGTCCAGATCAACCAAGAACTCCAGCAAACAGATCTCTTCTTCCACTCCAGTAGGATCAACACCCGTTGTGCGGTCTGTTTCCTTCTTGATGATGCTCTGGCCTGTCTCGGCAGCAGTCGTCATCTGCGCTGTATCCAAGTACTGACCACGAATCACCGCTTTGCGGTAGTCATTCGTTGACATTGGAACGCGGTGCGTGATGCGCTGGCACTCGCTCATCACAGAAGAACCTGTGTAAGGAATGTACAGGTTATCCGGCAGCACCAAAGCGCTCACCATGCGGCCCTTGGCCTCATCGTAATAAACTTTCTTGAACGCAGAGCCACCAAAGCCAACGTAGAACAGCAACTGGTCAAAGTCAGGCGTGTACTCTTCCATCACCGTGGTGATTTGGTAGTTCATGAAGTCACGCACGCGGTCCGCTTGCATCAACTTCTCACGTGTCTCCTTGCCCAGCACTTGCGTGCGCACAGGACCGCCCGCAGGCATCAATTCCTTGAGCGCTTGTGCTTGGAATTGAACAATACTCTCTGTCAAAAGTGGGTGCTGCACGCCGCACGCGCCCTTGAATGGCTTGGTGCGCTCTTCAAACGTGAAGCCCAGCATCTTCATGCCCTTGCTGTACTGCTCTTCCCATTCCTTGCGTGAAGACTTGTCAGCATCAAACAATGACATCAAGTCAGACGAGATAAGCTGCAAGACATCTGGCTCAATGACCTCGGCCAAGTTGCTGTCGTATGCAACATCATCGTCTTCTTCCCCGATGTTAATGACCACCGCGCCTGTTTCGGCATCAAACTCAATGTCAATATCTGAGGGTAGCTCGTCTTCCATCTCCACGGCGACATCACCACCGGGCAAGTCGTCGATTGTCATGTTCTTTTCAATTGGCATGTTATGTCCTTACAGATATCTGCGGTTATCAGTGGTCTGGCGCTCGATCATACCCCCATGCGCCTTTTCTGCGGGAGGTTCAAAGAAATTCATTTGGATCTGGCGTGCTGCGTTGTTAGGCATTTCGCTGGCTTTTTTAATTAAAGCAGCGTATTCGTCCTGATCTGCAAAATAAGAATTACCGTTGACTTTTAAAAATCTGTTTAACAGATTATCGTCAAGAACAATTCCGTTAATTTTGTGCGTGGTAGATTTTATGTCTCTCATATCTACCATCCTAATGTCCTTTTGATTGTATACACTTTGCAAGTCAGGGCCCTGACGTTTAACAAAGTCTTGAATTTCTTTAAGGTAAGGGGATTTTTTTAAATCAGCGTTGTTAAACTGGCCTTTAATTTCCGTGATGCTTTTTGTATTCTGATTTTGTTTTACAAAGTCTTGGTACTCAGGCATGGTTTTAATGTACTCCTCTGCCCGTTTTGATGTAAGTGTTCTATCCCTTGTCAGCGCGTCAATTTCTGGCAAGTGTGGATTAGCTAGAATAAATTCACGAACACTTATTGGGGGACTATTAACTGTAAGCTGAACACGGGGCTCAAACTTTTTGTCAAGCAGGATGTTTAGTCGGTTTTCGCCAGAGCCAAAGTCTAAAGCATACGTGCTCTTGTCCGTACACCAGCCTCCCGCGCAACCAATGTCCTTGACCATTTCTTCGTGTCTTGCGTTATTTGCCAAGTCAGGAGGGCTGATCCACTTGCTGCCGTTGTCATAGCTGTGGCTTACAATCTGTGGGTCCTTGGAAATGGCAATGCCTGCAAGTTCTCCGCGTTTTTCGGTAACCCATTCTTGTTTTCTAGCTACGCGATTAGACGCTTGCGCAGGAGTCAATCCCTTTAAAGTATCTTCAGTCAAGATGTAATCTTTAGGCATTGGCACTTGTTCGCCATACGCCTTAAAAACTGTTTCCTTAAACATATTGTCCATCTCGTCGGCTAAAAGTTCAAGTTTTAAGTTTTCATCTACATAACTACCCATTTCGCTTAAACGCATTTCAGGGTTAGTCTCCCTAAACTGCCTCATGTTTGATGGAACGTATTTTTCTGATACGTCTTGCAGTTGAAGTGGGTAAATGGAAGAGTCAACAATTGCTTCTGCTTCTTGCCCTTTTGCTGTTTTTGCAAAACCAGCTTTTGGAAATCCTTCAAGTTCACGTCCAGTTCCAATAGTATTTGGATTTAAAAGATAAGGGTTGTTTTCTAAAAACCTAGGGGACGTAAAATGCATTTTCAAACCTTTATCCGCGGCCTGAACCATCTGATCTTGCTCTGTTCCAAAATCACGACGCAAATACGCACCTACTTTGGTCCTAAACCAGTTCGCCAATGCAGGGTTATCCGTTCTAAGATTTGCTCCAGTGTCTACTGTGCGGGCCACCCTGTCTGCATAAGCATCCGCTTCATTCATTTCTGGAACAATTTGTCCAGAAACGGTTGTTCTTTCTGGTGTCATAATAAACGGTGTGCTTCGGTTGCGAATTGCATACGAAGCACCGGGAACAGCCAACTCTTGGTTGTACTGCTGGAAGTCCTTGGCCAGCATCTTCGCCGCTTCGCCCGTCTTTCCTGCAGCCTTCACGCCCGCGCGCGTAGCGCCTGCGGGATTAACAAGATTGCTGCCTAAATCACCAGCACCGTAGAAGCCGGCTAACGTTGGATCTTCAGAAGGCTTAAACCCTAGGCCCGCGGCCCGTGATTTTTCCTTTAAATACTCACTGCCCATAAAAGGCTTCTCAACACCACCGCCATACACGTTGGCAATCATGTTGGAAATATCCATCGGCGCACCAACAATGTTTTGCGGTATGTTGGTCAAGCCCTTAGCAAACTCCACATAGCCCTCACCCGACTTTAGTGCCTTAGAAATGTTGCCCGCCTTGCGACCAATACCCGATTTCTGAGCAATAAATGCCGGTGTACTCGCCGCTGCTATCTCTTCTGCCGTAGGTTCTGCATCGCCGCCGTTTGCACGATTAACAGGAATACGTATATTGACTTCTGGACCCTTACTGCCTATGTAAGCCCTGCCCAATTCACCCGCCAAATCACGTGGGCTAAAACCCTTGTCCACAAACTCCACCAAAGCATTCTTGGCAGATTTGACAAGCCTCTCGCCCTTACCCATCTTCTCGTACTCCGCAACCCTCGGTCCGTGGAAATCGTACCTGTCTGTAATTACAGTGGAACCATCAGGGTTTTGCTTGTACTGAAAACCACCCAGCGTATTCCTAATGTCCACGTACCCCGGGCCTGCCGTCTTGGCATCCGGATAATCTTGATAATCTACCCGCCCCTTACCACCTCGCGCCTGACTTTTTTTTACTGCATCCATCATGGCCAACTGTTCCTTGGCCGTGAAGTCTTTTTCAGTAATGGGTGTGCGCCGGCCAGTCATAACGTCTACAAAAGTTCTTGACGCCGCATCAAAGAATGGCTCGTCTTTGCGCTCCGTTACCTCACCGCCCTCAGCAAAATTGACAGGGGCAACACTTAAATCTAACGACGCTAAATGATTGACAGGCTTGTAACTGGCAAAAAACGCTTCCGTCTCCGTGCCCTTGTTCTCGTTAAATACCCGATCATCCTCTTCGTCCTGCGCATCAGCCAAAGCCGCTAAAGCAAAAGCCGCTTTGTAACTTGCCGGCATATTGGCCATGTCAAGCTTTGGTACTGACGCCTTGGCCACGGTTGTTGTCTTTGCGGGGGCGGATGGCGCAGCTTCAGCCATCGGAGGCAGGGACTCGGGCAACGGCTCACGGTCTTTCTTCGCCATTGTTTCACGTGAAACATCCTTGCCCAAAAAACCCTTGACGCGCTGAACATACGTCCTCGTCTCCTCAGGAAGCTTCTCTGGCTTGGCACCCGCAGCAATCCATTTGTCCGTGGAGCCCGGCCCCCAGTTATACGCAATCAAAGCCTTCTCTGTATCGCCATACTTTTGCTTCATGGCCTGCAAGTAATCCACGCCAACCCTTGCAATTTCGTCAGGAGATGATGATTTTGCAGGGGTAACACCAAAGCCGGGATCCTTGATGGTCCCCGGCATGACCTGCATTTCACCCAAAGCACCCTTCGGACTCGTCGTTAGAGTCTTACCGTCCGCAGCGTACCGTTTACCACGGCTCTCGGCCTGCTTAACAGCTGCTACTAACTCTTCAAATGTCTGTTGGGCCATGGTCCGAGGTCCTTGATCAAATATTCAAGCCATTTTATGCCGCATTTCAATAATACTCAACAGGGCTTGTATCCGGCTCGTCTTCCTCAACATCATCCGTCTCCAACGCAATAAAGTTGCCAGCACGAAATCTCGTCCAAGCCATCACCGCAGTATCCACTTGGTCGTCATTGTTCCCATTAGGAAAAGCCGCGCATTCCTCTACAAGGTCCTCGGCCCACTCCTTACCTTCAGGATACCAGATCATTCCGGACTCTAACAGCGGAGCAACAGCATTGGCGCGGGACACTTTGTCCTGACCAGACCTCCTACCGCCGGGTGAGAACATCGTCACAGGGATTCCCATCTTACGAAGTTCCTGCTGCAACGGCGTACCAGTAGCCTTCGCCTCAATCAAAACATTATCAGGCTTCCAATACATGTATTCATCCTTGGCCATGCGTTTTAGCTCAGGAAAATCCCAACGGCCTTTGCGCACATTAAGCAGCATCAGATTCGCACCAGAGTCAGCATCAGGATAGAACACGCCCCACGTCGAGATAACAGAGAAGTCAGCAGTCTCCTTCTTCGAGTACGCCGTGTCATAGACCTGAATCAGATACTCACACTCCGGCGGCTCATCATGCTTCCACTTCCTCCACCAATTCCTCTTCAGGATCGCACCCTCATCATTCGTCGGCTGCTGCTGCCACTGGGCGTTCCACTTCTTCAGACCAATGGAAACCTTCACCTTTTCGAGTTCGTCGAGGCTCCAATAATCTGGCCACAGCGGTTTTCCGGACGGCAAAATGGCCGGGAACTCCAAGATCTCCCACTGGTCGGACTTCAAATAACCCTGCTGCTTGAGCAAGCGCCCCGAAAGATCGTCTGTTTTCCATCGTGTATTGATCACAATAATTGCACCACCCGGCTGCAATCGCTGCCGAGGACCCGACGTGTACCACTCCCACGTAT